GTGGAGGTATAAATGTAACAAATGCTAATTTTAATATATCAGCAGCAGATGCCGGTGATTTAGATTACTTAAACACCAATGTAGGCAAAACAGCTAATATAGTAACTGCACCAAATGTAGCTATATTTACAGGAGCAGCATTACTCCAACCAAACCCAGGTTCTTCATTACCTCCTACATCAGCAAGTAATTTTACTTTCTTTGTGAACGGTGTTAATGTTGATTCATCACTAGTAACAATTGTAGAAGCTGGAGGTAACGTAACATTAGTACTTAATACTAATGGAATGGGTTATACTTTAATTCCAACAGATGAAGTTGTAGCTAGCGGAAAATTCCAATAAAATGGCACGAATTAGGTTAGAACAATTAAGATCAAATTTAAGTTACAATACAGGATCAAACGTATTGTCTGTATCTGGTTCACTTAATGTTATACAAACTAATCCAACATACTCTGCATTAACCACTTCTGGTTCATTCTACGTAGTAGATTCTCCTGGTGTAGCAAGTGGTTCATATAATGGAAATGCTATAGACGGAGGAACATTTTAATCGATATTTATACACGGCTTACATAAGCCAAAGTATTAGAGGTATATACCGTTTAAATTGATCCATACATATGGCTGTTAACATTGAACTGAAACGTAGTGCGGTTCCTGGTAAGGTGCCGACCACTGGTTCCCTAAATTTAGGAGAAATTGCCATCAATACTTTTGATGGTAAAGCATACTTTAAAAAGGACGATGGCACACAGTCAATTATAGAATTAGCTACTACTTCTGGATCCTCAGCAACCTCTTCATATGCTCTAACATCTTCTCTTCCTCTTCAAGGTGTTGTTACTGCTTCTGCTGTTAATACAACTATTACTTTTACAAAAGGAGACGGAACTACATTTAGTGTTACAACTTCTCAATCTGGATCTGTAGCTTCAGCATCATATGCTGATTTTGCAGTATCAGCATCATATGCTTTAAGTGCATCTAATGCACAAACAGCATCATTTGTATTAAATGCTGTTTCATCATCGTATGCAACAACTGCCTCTTCAGCAGATAATTTTACTGTAAGAGGTACATTAACGGCTCAAACAATTGTAGCCCAAACTATTACATCATCTACTGAATTTATAACTGGATCAACTAAATTTGGTACTCAATTAACAGATACACACCAGTTTACTGGATCAGTATCAATAACTGGTAGTTTAGGTATAAATGGTGTTGATTATACTTCAACATCAGCTTCATTTGATACTAGAATTATAAATAATAGTGCTAGTATTGCAGCACTATCAGCTTCATTTAATGGATTTAGTGGATCATTCAATACAGGATCATTTACAGGATCCTTTAATGGTCAATTTACAGGTTCATTACTTGGAACAGCATCATATGCTACTAACGCTAATACTGCCTCTTATGTCTTAAATGCTGTAAGCTCTTCATTTGCTAGTACAGCTTCGTTTGTAGAAAATGCACAAACAGCAAGCTATGTTTTAAATGCAGTAAGTGCTTCATTCGCTAGTACAGCATCCTTCGTTCAAAATGCAGTAACTGCCTCTTACGTCTTAAATGCGGTATCAAGCTCATTTGCTTCTACAGCATCTTATGTTAATCCACTTAACCAAGCAGTAGTAGTATCTGGATCTTTAACAGTAAGTGGTTCTACTAACTTTGTAGGATCTACAGGCACAACATTATTTTCAGCCAATGCTGATACTTTAACCTTTACAGGTTCAATTTTTACAAGTGGATCTATTGTATCAACAGGTAGTTTAAGTATAAGCAGCATAACAAGTTCATTACTTGGAACTGCTTCGTTTGCTACTCAAGCATTAACAGCATCTTATGCATTGAATGCTTTAAGTTCATCATATGCCCTAACAGCATCATATGCAGAAAACATTCCTGCTACAGCATCTTATGCTTTACAAGCATTAAGTGCATCGTTTGCTTTAACAGCATCATACGTTGCAAATGCCTCTTCATTTCCATTTACTGGAAGTGCAATTATAACCGGAAGTTTAGTTGTAACAGGATCTGTTAGCTCAACAGGTGGCTTTACAGGATCATTATTAGGAACCGCTTCGTTTGCTAACAATGCTACTTCAGCATCAAATGCTTTAACAGCATCTTATGTGTTGAATGCAGTAAGTAGCTCGTTTGCAACTAGCGCCTCAAATGCTACTACAGCATCATATGTTTTAAATGCAGTAAGCTCATCATTTGCTTCAACAGCATCATATATTAATCCTTTAAATCAACTAGTTATAATAACTGGCTCTCTTATTCAAGGATTAGAGGGAAATATAGCGACAGGAGAATACTCACATGCTGAGGGAAGTATTACTAAAGCAACAGGAGACTACTCGCATGCTGAAGGAGATAATACCCAAGCAAAAGGAAATTATTCACATGCTGAAGGTCAAGAAACAATAGCATCCGGATCTTATTCACATGCGGAGGGGTATCAAACAATAGCATTAGCCAATCATCAACACGTACAGGGCCAATTTAACGCTGTATCATCCGTACCCTCCGCTTTTATTGTAGGTAATGGAACTGACAATAGTAATAGATCAAACTTAATATATGCTCATGATTCTACAGTTGAAATAACAGGATCATTAGAAGTAAATGGAGGTATAACAGGATCATTACAAGGTACAGCAAGCTGGGCTAATAATGCTACAAGTGCATCATTCGCTAGTACAGCATCGTTTGTTCAGAATGCTCAAACAGCTTCTTATGTATTAAATGCAGTAAGTGCATCGTTTGCATCAACAGCATCGTTTGTTCAAAATGCTGTTTCATCTTCATTTGCTACTACAGCTTCATTTGCAACACAAGCCGCAAATGCTACAAGTGCTTCATTCGCATTAACAGCATCTTCAGCAGATAACTTTACCGTAAGAGGTACACTTACAGCACAAACAATTGTAGCCCAAACTATTACATCATCTACTGAATTTATAACTGGATCAACTAAATTTGGAAGTATAATTACAAATACTCACCAATTTACAGGTAGTGTAAGTATTAGTGGTTCTTTATCTGTATTCGAGGGAGTAATAAATAATTTAACTGCCTCTAATGCTGTAACGGCATCATATGCTTTAACAGCATCCTTTGTTCCTGGATTAAATTTATCTCAAATTTCAACAGGAAGCATTGTTGCTAGTGTAGATGTAGACCCAAGTAATTTATTCCTAATAAAATCAGGAAGTACTCAATATTTTAACATTTCTAGTAGTGGAAATACCACACTTAGTAGTGATTTATTTATAATTAAAAACTTTACAACACAACAACCCGTAGTAACAGTTAGTCAGAGCATTGTACAATTTGCAACTCAATCAACTTCTCCAACAGGTATTGCTCCTAATGGAGGTTTCTGGTTTACTTCTGCTGATTTCTATGTGGGTCTTGACTAATTCAATATTTATTAATAGATAACCCCTAATTAATTCAACAAATGGCAACTTGGAAAAAAGTCATTGTATCAGGTAGTAGTGCAGAATTAGCTGCATTAAAAGTAGATAACCTTACCTCCGGTCAAGTAGTAATCGGTGGTGGCAGTGCAGGTAACTTAACTACTACTGCAATCAACGGTACAGGAAATATAGTAGCTACTACAAACGCTACTAACCTAGTACACTCTGGATCATTTAGTGGTTCATTTACTGGAGATTTAACATCTGTCTTAGCAGCTGGTTCACAACCTAACTTTGTAGCTTATAATATATCTACTGGAAAATTCACATATGCAGGAACAGGTTCATTTACTGCTGCTACTGCTTCTTATATAACTTCTTCCAATGTTTTTGGTCCATTTGGATCAAATAGTATTTTAACAGCTTCATTTGCTACAACTGCTTCATTTGTACAAAATGCTCAAACAGCATCCTTTGTTCAAAATGCAGTTAGTGCTTCATTTGCTAGTACTGCTTCATTTGTACAAAATGCAGTTAGTGCTTCATTCGCTTCAACAGCATCCTTTGTACAAAATGCAGTTAGTGCTTCATTTGCATCAACTGCCTCTTCAGTTAATGCTTTAAACCAAGCTGTAATAATTAGTGGTTCATTTACAGTATTTACAGGCAGTGCAGTTGAACTTCAAGTTACTAACACAGGTGTTAGAATAGGTAATATAGTTACCGATGCTCACACAGTAACAGGTTCATTCAATGTTAGTGGAAGTGTAGTTATAACTGGTTCATTACAAGCAACCTCAATTACAGCCTCTATATTTGGTACTTCGTCATTTGCTACAAGTGCTTCATTTGCAACTACAGCATCGTTTGCTAGTACAGCTTCATTTGTTCAAAATGCTGTATCTGCATCATTCGCTAGCACTGCTTCATTTGTACAAAACGCTGTATCTGCTTCATTCGCAACTACAGCTTCATTTGCTAGCACAGCTGCTCAAGTAAATAATGCCTTAACATTTGGTTTAGGTATATCAAGCAGTGCTGCTACTTATAACGGTTCAACTGCCGTAACATTCCATGTTTCTGGTGCTTCTAATTTATCAAATAATATCATACCAAAATGGAATGGAACTGGATTTACCAACTCAAACGTTACTGATACTGGTACCCAAGTTCAAATTGGTGCTGGTGCTACTAGTGGATTAAGTGTAGCAGCTGGTGGTATTAACGTAACTGGTAATTCAACTTTCAATAGTAATTTAACTGTACAAGGTGACTTAACAGTTAATGGTACTGCATCGTTTGTTAACTCAACAAACTTATATGTTAAAGACCAATTTATTACAATTAATAGTGGTTCAAGTACCTTAGCTGATTCTGGTATTATTTCTCAATACAATACTGCAGGTTCTGGATCTGCATTCTTCCTTGAAGCTGGCTCAGCCGGTACTTATGGAAGATGGGCAGTAGCTTATGATTTAATTGGTACCTCAACTTCAGCAACTGCTGATGAATTTATGGTAACAGCTAAAATTAATCAAGCTTCCAACCCATCTGCAGCACCAACTTGGGGAAGTACAGGAAACGGATCAGGTAATATGTGGGTAACAAACGCTGGTGATATATTTATATACGCGTAATAAAGTTTTAAAAATTAGTTATGGGTTTTAATTTAAAGAATGTTGTGATAGGTAATCAACCACAACCTAGCCCTGAGCAATCGTTGTCTTCTGCTCCTTCCTCAAATTCTCCTGAATTAGAGTTGGAAGAGCTACAATTTTTACTTAAAATGCTAGGGAATGCCGATTTAAAAGGGCATCAGGTTGAAATGTTTTATAATATGATTATCAAATTACAAAATTTATACTTACAAAAATCTAAAAAATAGTTATGGATATTTTCTCTATTGATTTTACTCACAATGAGATCGCATTTATTCGCCAATGCCTTGATTTACCTAGTATATCAGGACGTGACGCTAAGTTCTTAGCTGGTCTGCAAAGTAGAATAGAAAATGAATTAATTCAGATCGAACAATTGAAACAAGCAGAATCTCAAAAAAAAACAGAAGAACTACAAGTAATCCTAGAAGCAGAGCAAACAAAAGCGAATAATAAAAAATAATCACATATTTATACACACAGCACTGTTGGCCTGAATAAGGAAGTAGGCATATACACGGCATAAGTGTATGTATCTAACCGCAGTATAAACTGTACAAAAATACTATGCCGAATTGGAAAAAAGTCATTGTATCTGGCTCGAACGCCAGTGTAAATAGTTTATATGCACAAACTAGTATTACAGCTAGTGTATTTTCTGGTTCGGCCTTTACCGGTTCATTATTAGGTACAGCATCATATGCTTCATATGCATTAACAGCCTCATCAGCACAAAATGCTTCGGACATATTAATATATGTTAAGAATAGTTCAGGTGCTCAAATTAATAAAGGCAGGGTTGTAAGAATCACAGGGGCAGTAGGTGATAATCCATTAATTGGAACCGCTTCTTACTTTAATGATAATGAATCAGCTAATACTTTAGGTATTACTTATGAAAATATTGCTAATGATTCTTTTGGTTATGTAATAACTGAAGGTACATTACTTGGTATTAATACTGATGCTTTTACAGCAAGTCAATTAATATATTTAGGAGATACTGGTAGTATTATAGGTACCGCTCCTGTAGCTCCACTCCATGCAGTACGTTTAGGTCAAGTATTACGATCACAATTAAATAATGGTTCAATTTATGTTCGTATAGATAACGGATATGAATTAGGAGAATTACATGATGTAAGAGATACTACAACAACGGGATCATATGGTGATTTATTAGTTAAAAGTGGTAGTATTTGGATTAATTCTAAACAATTAACTGGATCTTACGGATTAACAGGATCATTACAAGCAACTTCATTTACCGGTTCATTATTAGGTACAGCATCATTTGCCTTAAATGCTTTAACAGCATCGTTTGTTCAAAATGCAGTATCAAGCTCATTTGCCTCAACAGCATCGTTTGTAACAACAGCACAAACAGCATCTTATGTGTTGAATGCAGTAAGTGCATCGTTTGCTAGTACGGCTTCGTTTGTTAATACATTAAATCAACCTGTTATTATATCTGGTTCACTAACAGTATTTACAGGCAGCGCGGTTGAATTCCAGGTTACAAACACAGGCGTTAGAATGGGTAATATAATTACCGATGCTCACACAGTAACAGGTTCATTCAACGTAAGTGGAAGTGTTACATTAACAGGATCATTATCTCTTTTATCAGGAAGTATAACTGCTACTTCTATTCTTAATCCTCATACTATAACTAATACTAGAAGTTTAAGTAATGGAGGTGCTCTATTTATATATAGTCAAAATTCTACTTCTAGTTTTACAGACAGAGGATTGACTATATCTTCTGCTCCTGGTGCTTTTTACGATTCACGTGTTGATATTATAAGGGGCAGATCAGATTATTTTGCAGGATTAAAAGTTAATGGTGTAGGAGAAACAGGATCAGCTGCTATCCCTATTTGGTTATTTGGTCAACACCCAGAATACGGGATAGGAAGTAGTTGGAGATTTGGTTTAGTAGCATCTAATGGTACTGCTAATAATGATGTTATAAATGTTACTCCTTCTACACTCAATATACAAATTGGAAATAGAACAGATGCTGGATATAAGTTAGATGTACAAGGAACTTTAAGAAACACAACAGACGCTTATCTCAATACAACTTCTGGTAATACTTCTATAGGTAAAACTACAGCAAACGCTAAATTAGATGTTAATGGATCAGCTGTAATATCAGGCTCCTTTACAGTCATCACAGGCAGCGCAGTTGAATTCCAGGTTACAAATACTGGTGTTAGAATAGGTAATGTAATTACTGATACACACACAATAACAGGCTCCCTTAACGTAAGTGGTAGTGTAACTGCAACTAATTTTACAGGCTCTCTCTTCGGAACATCATCTTGGGCAAACAATGCTACTACAGCTTCTTACGTCTTAAATGCTGTTAGTTCTTCGTTTGCCTCAACAGCGTCGTTTGTAGCTAATGCTCAAACAGCAAGCTATGTATTGAACGCTGTTAGCTCTTCATTCGCAACTAGTGCTTCTACTGCTCAAACAGCATCATATGTTTTACAAGCAGTATCAAGCTCGTTTGCTTCCACAGCATCGTTTGTAACAACAGCTCAAACAGCATCGTATGTTTTAAATGCTGTATCTGCTTCATTCGCATCAACAGCATCTAGTGTTAATACATTAAACCAAAATGTAATAATAACAGGTAGCTTAACAGTAGGAGCTACTTCAGTTGGAGCAAATGAAAATACATTAATATTAGGACCAGCTCCAGGAGGTGGTGCAGGTGAAGGTGGACAGTTATTATTACAAGCTAAAGGAGATAGTGGATATACCTCAGCTTCAATGCTTGATAACTGGCAAAACCAAACTAGATTATTAAGAGGTACCAATGCAGGAAGTGATGCTGTAATAGCTAGTTTCAATATGCACTCTAAACAAGTTCAGTTCCCTGCATACACAGGTTCAGGTGCATTCTCTGGAACAGCAACTGCTAATTTATCAGTTGATTCTGGTGGTAATATTATAACAACAGCAATCGGATCTGCTTTAACTGGTGGTTCTACAAACTATATAGCTAGATGGGCTAGCTCAACTACATTAACTACTGGATCATTATTTGATAACGGAACTAATGTAGGAGTAGGAAACCAATCCCCATCTTATAAACTAGATGTATCTGGTGATATAAGATCTACAGGTGCTGTTTATGCTAATGCAAACGGCACAATGTATTTTAGAGGTGGTGATGATGCTGAGCTCTGGGATATAAACGTTGCAAACACAGTAGGTCTTTACGGACAACAAGATCAAACAGTAGGATCTTTAAAATTAGGTAGTGGTGGTGGAACAATTTCAGGAAGAAGCGGCAATATTGGTATTGGTACTATAAATCCAACCTCAGCTTCATTACAAGTGAATGGTAATGTATTTGCTACTTCATTTACTGGTTCATTACTTGGAACAGCATCGTTTGCTACTACAGCTACAAGTGCTTCATTTGCAGCAACATCATCATTTGCCGCTAGTGGATTTACAGTTGGTATATCTCAAATACAAACAGCAACTGTAGCATCATCTATAGTAGGTGCAAATAACTTATTTACTACACCAACAGGTTCCTTCACAGGCGCTAAATACTTATATACCGTAACAAGCGGTTCAAACGCTAGAATGGGTGAAATATTTGCTATATGGAATGGTGGTACTGCTCAATTTACTGATGTTTCAACATTAGATATTGGATCTACAACTGTAGTTACAGCATCTGTAACGATTGTAACAGCACAAGCACAATTAAATTTCCAAACCAACACTAGTGGATGGACAATTAAATCACAAGCAACATTTATTTAAAATAGAATAATATGATTTACGAAGTACAAATGCAATTTATTCCAGGTAACGATCAAATTTGGGTAGCACATCTTAACCCAAATGATCCAATTTACCAATATGATAATTTTGCTGATGCGCAAGCAAAAGCAACTGAATTACAAGATAATGATCCATCTGGAAGACAGTATCGTGTAACACAATTAGCTGCAGAGTAATAATATTTATATCAAATAAATAACAAATGAGAGCAATTCAACCAGTAAACATTTGGGCAGGTGGCCAAAATGTGCAAGCTAATAACATTAATATGTATGTTATTAATGATGATTTATCATCATCCGCTACATTCTATTATCAGTTATTAAATGTAACAACTGATGGTGAAGGTAACACATCATCTCAACAATTAGCACAAGGTAATTTAACAATCAGTGGAACTGATTATGATAATTGGAATGCAACCCCAGACATCAACGATGCTGCTTATGTATGGGCTGCTGGTCAATTGAATTTAACTTTAGTTTAATATAAACCCCCGTCTCAGGGACAGTGAACTGAGGCAGTACATAAATGGCTAATGAATTTGTAGCGCGCAATGGTATCATTGCGCTTGATAACTCTGCAATAACAGGTTCTCTTAATGTATCCGGTGGTATCACTGGATCTTTGTTTGGTACTGCCTCGTTTTCTAATACAGCATCGTTTGTTAATCCTCTTAGACAAGATGTAATAATAACAGGATCACTCAGTGTTTCCGGATCTATACTTTTAAACGGAACTGGATCTATTATAGGATCAGGTAGTACTAACTACCTTTCTAAATTTACAGGTACTACTGCATTGGGGAATTCACAGATATTTGATAATGGAACGAGTGTAGGAATAGGAACAACATCGCCAACATCATACACAAATTTTACAACCTTATCAATAAATAACGCAACGGCTGGCGGTCTTATAGATTTGCTACAAAACGGAACATCAAACTTTCGCATATTGACAAGCACAACTTCCAATATGTTGAATGGTGTAGGAAATATACCTATGGTGTTCCATACTAACGGAACCGAGAAAATGCGAATTACCGCTGCTGGTCGCTTACTCATTGGAACTACTACCGAATCGACGTACTTACTTGATGTCAACGGTACAGCGAGAGTGAGTGGAACAGCATTATTTACAGGAAATATCGGAGGTAATGCTTGGAACTATGATAGTGGAAATGTAAGGTGGGTGTTTGGTACGGCTACAGATCAATTAAGTAGATTTTATACAATTCAAAATGCTTGGACTACTACTGCGGCTACACTTGCGGTAAGAAACATAGCTTCTCAAACTGCTAATTCTTTGCAGATTGAAAATAGTAGTTCTACAGTTCTTTCTGGTTTTAATGCAAGTGGGAGTTTATTTATTAATAAAACAACAGCTAATGCTACATTAGATGTTAATGGCCCAACTATTATAACAGGTTCTCTCACAGTAACCCAAGGCATTACAGGTTCTCTCCTCGGCACAGCATCCTTAGCAACAACAGCATCAAATGCTTTAACAGCATCATTTGTTCAAAATGCTATATCTGCTTCATTTGCTTCTACTGCTTCGTTTGTAACAACAGCTCAAACAGCATCGTTTGTTCAAAATGCTGTTAGTGCATCGTTTGCATCTACTGCATCATCAGCAGATAACTTCTTAGTAAGAGGTACACTTACAGCACAAACAATTGTTGCTCAAACAATTACCTCGTCTACTGATTTTGTAACTGGTTCTACACGCTTTGGAAGTTTATCATCAAACACACATCAATTTACTGGTTCAGTAAGTATAACTGGAAGTTTAACTGCTAACGGTAATACTACTATAAGTGGTTCTACTGTAATAACAGGCTCTCTTTTAATATCAACAGGATCATTATCTGATTTCCTAAGAACATCTAATGCTGGTGTAACTAATTTCAGAATATCATCTTCAGGATACCCTGTATGGGGAGTACCAGGATTTAATGTAGTATCTGTTCCAGGTGCCACTTGGACACCTACAGTAACGTGGGATGGAACTAATGTACAGTGGGGAGATACTAGAGCTAACAGATCTATAATGACCCCCGGTATAGGAGGAGGATATGTTACTGTACCTAACATAACATTTATAAATGCAACTTATACTACTCAAGTAAATAACCTGTTTGGAAATAGTTTTATTGTTAATAATAATAATATTACCTCCACTCTTGGAACAATAAACATGATTATTCAAGCTACCGGTTCACAAACTGGTAACATGTTACAATTTAGAAACGGAGCTGGATCAGTTTTATCAGGAGTTGATGCAAGCGGTAGTTTATTTATAAATAAAACTACTGCTAATGCTCGCTTAGATGTTAATGGCCCAACTATTATATCTGGTTCACTAACAGTATTCACAGGTAGCGCAGTTGAACTCCAAGTTACTAATACTGGTGTTAGAATAGGTAATATAATTACCGATGCTCACACAGTAACAGGTTCATTCAATGTTAGTGGAAGTGTAACTGCTACTGGTAGTGTTAATATAGCAGGTGGCGTATCAGCATCAGGAAATATATATCAAGGAGGTACAGGTAATGCTTCTACAGTATTAGCAAGTAATGGAAATACTGCTTTAGTTACTATTTCAAGTACAGGAGCTACTATCAACATGGGTAGATTAGGAGCAGTAAGTTTACTTGCTAACTCTACTGATGGTGGTATTGTAATGAATGATGGAGCATATCTTGGAGTATCATCAGGCACACTTAGAATTGGTAGTAACCTTGCTGCTAATAATGTTGTCATAGGTAATTTTGCTAATTCAACAGCAACAATAAATGGTAATACTACTATAAGTGGTTCTACTGTAATATCAGGCTCCTTTACAGTATTTACAGGCAGCGCGGTTGAATTCCAGGTTACAAATACTGGTGTTAGAATGGGTAATGTAACTACTGATACACACACAGTAACAGGTTCCTTCAACGTATCAGGCTCTATAACAACAACAGGTACTATAACAGCACAAACGCTAGTAGTACAAACAGTAACATCATCAGTAAGCTTCATAACTGGTTCTACACGCTTCGGAAGCTTATCATCAAACACACACCAGTTTACTGGTAGTGTTAGTATAACTGGTAGTTTAGGAATAACTGGTAGTTTATCAGTAAGTGCAAGTGATGCTACTATTAATGGAGTAAGAGTTGGTAGAGGTAATAATAACGTATTAACAAACACTGCTGTCGGTAATACAGCTCTCAACGCGGTAACAGCAGGAGGTAATACAGCTGTTGGATACTTAGCGCTTCAAAGTGGATCAAATGGAGTAGGAAATACAGCTGTAGCAGGCGAAGCAGGATCTCGAGTAACTACGGGAGACTATAATACACTAATAGGTTATAAAGCAGGAAGTTTCATATCAAGTAGTAGCCAAAATACTATGATTGGCTGGGAATCTTATAAAAATCCAGCGTCTAACTCTTATTCAGGAAGTAAAACACTATCAATCACAGCAGGATCAAGTGAAAACGCAGGAGGGGAAATAAGACTATGGGCACCAGATCATCTGTATGTATCAAGTAGTATAACTAAAACAGTTGTAGAAGTTGATACAACTCAGTATAGTGGATTTGTAATGGATTATGTTGTAGAAATTTCTAGCAACGCTGCTGGCCAAAGAACAGGAACATATTGGGCAAGTTTTGACAATGGCACTACCTTCGTATCAAATGAACAAACAACAGCTGATATAGGAGACACTACAGGATTACAGTTTTCAGGTAGCTTTGTCTCTGGCTCTGGCAATTTTAGATTATCGCTTGCAAATAAAACAGGAAATGTTAACGATGCAGGAATTGACACATCGTTTAGGTTTTTAAGACGAATGACATCCCTATAAAATATACTAAGTTATATGGCACAGTTAGGTAATAATTCAACTTTTAATAGAAGTCTGCTTAATGCAACTGGAGATCGTACCGTAAAAGGTTATCATTCACGTACAGTATTTTCATACGCTACAGAAAATCTTATAAATTTATATAACACTGATGTCACAAACGAGGCCGATACAGAGGGTATTCAATTTTTAATAGACAATTCAGGAACTAATGATTATCATGGAACCCATATTATACCAGCATATTATTGGCGTCCGGGAAAAGTATTTAGAGTAAGCGGTACTATTATAGTCGATGATACAAACGGTATTGGTGTTGAGGAGCTTAACATGAGATTTGGATTAAATGCTGGAGGATTAATTAATCCTGCTTGGTTAGCAATTCAAAATAATAACAATAACCACACTTTTTCCAACGCCGATCCCTCGGGACCTCTGCCAGTAGATTTTTCCTGTGATATATTTTGCTCACGTGTTGAGACTGATGCTACAAATGCATATTTCGGAGCTTCTGGATATTACCAGTATACTTATGCAAATTTTAATAGTGTTGGAGAAGATAGAGGAAGTATACACGTGCCTGTGTGGTCTAGTACATTTGCGACAACAGGCTTAGAGGAAGTATACACCGGACAATCAACTATCATGTTTAACCTGTTCGGCACTACCACCGATCCAACTGTGTATATTACAAGACTAACAATTGAAGAATTAGCATAAAATGCCAGGTAATCAATATATTAATACTTTTAATAGAGCAAATTCTAATGGAGTTTCTCCTGGATTTTATTCTAGAACTCTGTTTACATGGGTTACTCCAAGTGATGGATATGAATTAAAAGATACAGTCTGGACAGATACACTAGACGGAGATGGGTTAGATTATCTATCAACACAAAAACCAGAGCAGTGTTACGGAGGTTATATATTTCCTCCCAACTACTGGACGGCAGGAAAAACTATTCGTTTTAGAGGCACTTTTTTTGTAGCTAGCGATGATACTGATCAAATATTTAATTTAAGATTCGGGTTACAAGAGTATAATACGCCGTCTGTACAATGGCTAGCAATTCAAAATAACGACAATAACCATATTTTCGCTGAAGGAGCTAATACAGGAGCTAATGTTTACATTCCCATAAGTTTTAACTGTTTATTGATGTGTAGTGTTTTAAGTGCTGAAGATCTATCTTGGTTTACAGCTAACGGATTTTATAAATACTGCACTACTCCCAACGCTAGCTCTACAAATAAATCAGTACCTACCGTACCAGTATGGGGAAATTTTAACGGAACCAACGGAGTTTCAAAAGGTGTAGATTTGTTATTTACAACCCAACAAAGCAGTCTAATGATGAATTGCTATGGTTCCACTGTTAAAAATATAAGATTAGTAAATTTAACAATAGAAGAGCTACTATAGAATGGCTGCTATAACAAATAATACAACTTTTAATAAAAATAACAACAACGGACAGTTTCCTGGTTTTTATTCACGTGTCCTTTTTAGCTATGCTCCTTATTTAAATGAGGTGCCTGAACTACTCCAAAACAACACTTCAGACTGGGTTGTTGATTCCGGATATGATGGAATAGGTGAACTACTATCAGGAAATGCCCCATTATGCCACGGATCCAACATACTCCCCGCTTATTATTGGCGACCGGGAAAAACAATTAGAGTAACAGGAGATTTTTCTGTTAATATACCTTTACAAGAAGGTCTTTTTCAAAATAAAATATTGAATCTTCGTTTTGGCTTAATAGAGACCGCTACTCCGGCAGCAACATCATTAGCAATTCAAAATAATAATAATAACCATGGATTAGCTTTTAGTGTAGGAACGGGAGGTTCGGCTTATGATTATATTCCTATCCATTTTGAATGTAATATTATATGTTCTACAATAAACCAAGCAAATGATCCCCCATGTACTTTTTATTCTAATGGGTTTTACTACTATGATCATTCTAACTACAATAGCGCCGGAACTAACTACGATAAAAGCGCTGTATACGTTCCTGTTTGGAAATCAGCTAACGGCAGTACAACGTTAGGAGACGAATACTACTCAGCATCAACTAAAATAATGATGAATATATACGGCAGTGAAATAGGAAATGGAGCTGATGGATATGGAGCTGTTTATTTAACAAAATTATTAATAGAAGAATTAGCATAAAGTAGAGTTAATTTTTTAGTATAATAAAAAAACTTGGTTGTCTCCTATCTTTGGTATATATTTATATCAAACAAATAAAAACAAAAATATGTTAACGTTTATCATCTTAGGCGCATTGAGCGTAATCATTGGTGTTTGGGCTCTTAACAAAGGCAGCAAAACCACAACTACAACCCCTGCTGAAACTAAAGAAGAAGAACCAGTTGGTTACGAATCAGGTTCATTTGCTTCTATTGCTACTGAAGAACCAACTCCAGTTGCTGTTAGTCCAAAGCCAAAGAAAAAAACTTCCAAAAACACAGCTAAAAATGAATCATTAGCTAAAATGGAAGCTAAACCTAAAAAAGCTAAAAAAGCCTAATGCTTAAAATTGTTGAAATAGCTAAAGCATGGATTGCTGCAGCTAACCCAACTCCTGAACAACAGGCTATAGCGGAATATCGTGCAGCAGTGTGCGATCAGTGTCCGCATAGAAATCATGTAGCAGCAATTAACACATTTACCTGTGGTAAGTGTGGATGCCCATTAAGTAAAAAAATATTTAGTCCACTCCCTGGCAAACAGGCATGCCCTGATCAACGTTGGGAAAAATAAAAAAGTATATGTCAGAAGTTAAAAAACTCACATCCGAAGAATTACAGCAAATTAAAGACATGCAAGCCCAATACAACAAGTTTGTATTTGAACTTGGATCAATTGAAGCACAATTACAAAATATCATTGCTACTCAAGTAATGATTGAAACCGAAAAAGGTAATGTTTTAGAAGACATTAAGAAATTAGGTGAACGCGAAAAAGAAATTATCAATACACTCCAAGCTAAATATGGCGCCGGAAATATCGATGTAGAGACCGGTGAAATTACTCCGCTTTAATCGAGAGACTTCTGCGTTTTGTATGTTTTTGTGAATATTTATCGTTAGGTAACCCCTAATTATAAATTAAACAATTACAAATAAAATGTCAGAAGTAATTCTCTCCCCTGGTGTATTCCAGAACGAAACCGATCAGAGTTTATATACTCAAGCGCCAGCAGCTCTTGGTGCAGCTATTGTAGGACCTACAGTAGGTGGTCGTCCATTCGTACCAACGTATGTTACTACTTATACACAATATTTATCACTTTTTGGTGATATTTTTAAAAGTGGTAGCTACTATTACGAATATTTTACATCACAAGCTGCTCGTGAATATTTCCAAAATGGTGGACAATCATTATTAGTAACTAGAATTATTAGTGGTTCATCTGGTATTAGTACTTATGCTCAAGCTAATGTTATTAGCCAAGCTACTGTAGGTGATAAATTTGCTACTGGTAGCGGTACTGTATTATTAGCATCAACTACTGCTAATAGTGAGTTTAGAATTGTAGGTAGTGGTTATCCACTATTTAGATTCATTGCTGCTGCTGCTCCAATTCCAGCGAATGATGTTGATGGTAATCTTTATTACTTTGCCTCTGGTTCTTCTTTGCAAATTACTTTAGATAATTTAACTGGATCTATTAATAGTGCTTTATCTGGTGCAGCTGCTCTTTCAGGATATAATTTAATTCAGGCTACAAATACAGCAACTACAATTATATTATCAGGTTCTCAAGCAGGTACAACAGTAAACGGATTTACTTTCCAAACTGGATCTGCTTCAACCTTCTCAACTTTACTTACTTTAGCCGGTGGTACTAATATTTCTACTCAAGCTACTTCGTTTACTCTTGAAACATTAGCATGGGGTGACCAAATGAACAACACTTCTAGTTTAACAGCAGGAGCTTTAGCTAGTGGTTCAGCTCAAAACGTACGTTTTGAAGTAACTAATGTAAATACCGGATCTAACGGTGGTACATTTACAATTGTAGTTCGTCGTGGTGATGATAATGATGCTCAAAAGAATATCTTAGAAACATGGGCTAATGTAAGTTTAGATCCACAATTACCTAACTATATTGCTCGTGTTATTGGTGATTTAAAACCAGTATTTAATGTATCTACCGGACAAGTTGATTTTGAAGGTACATATGCTAACCAATCATTATATGTTCGTGTTGCTTCAGTAACTACTCCAAACGTAGATTCAATTGACAACAACGGTAATTTTAAAACTTCTTTATATGCTTCTACCTTACCATTAGTAGGTAGTGGCTCATATGGTGGTTCATTTAATGGTGGTGTAGCTGATACTAACCTTCCAAAGAACATGAATGAAAACATTACTGCAGCTAATATTCAAGGTTTCCATCCAGACGATTACAATCGCGCTTTCTTATTATTATCAAACAAAGATGAATATCAATTTAATGTATTAATGGCTCCAGGTGTTGGTTTAGATACCGCTGCTGCTGATAATATGATTGCTACTTGTGAAGGTAGAGGTGATGCTATTGCAATTGTAGATAATGGTGTTTACACTAACGCTACAGTAAACGGAGCTGTTCAAAATGCTGCCGGTGCAAATAGTAACTATGCTGCTACATATTTCCCTTGGGTTCAATTGTTTAGCTCTAACTTAGGTAAAACTGTATGGTGTCCTCCATCAACAGTAATCGGTGGTGTATTAGCATTCAACGACCAAGTAAGTGCTGAGTGGTTTGCCCCAGCAGGTTTAAATCGTGGTGGTATTCCATCTGTAATCAGAGCTCAATTCCGCTTATCTCAAACAGACCGTGATACATTATATACAGGAAATGTTAACCCATTAGCTACATTCCCAGGAACTGGAGTATGTGTATGGGGTCAGAAAACATTACAGCGCAAACAAACATCTCTCGATCGCGTAAACGTTCGTCGTTTGTTGATTGCATTAAAAGATTTCATTGGTGGTGTTGCTCGCAACTTAGTATTCGAACAGAATACAGCTGTTACTCGTAACCGCTTCTTAAGCCAAGTAAACCCATATCTTGAGTCTGTAACTCAACGTCAAGGTTTATTTGCTTACAGAGTAGTAATGGATGATACTAACAACACACCTGATGTAATCGATAGAAATCAGTTAGTAGGTCAGATTTTCATCCAACCAACTAAGACTGCTGAATTCATTATCTTGAACTTTAACTTAACTCCAACTGGCGCTACATTCCCTGCATAAGGGATTGTAGCCCCTAATATTTATTAACAGCAATTAAACAACAATAAAAAATGCCAGTATTAAATCCTAACGAAATCATGTTTACAGCGTTTGAACCTAAAGTTCAGAATCGCTTTATCATGTATATTGATGGTATCCCAGCTTATTTGATTAAAAAGGCCAGTGCTCCTGGATTCGAAGCTGGAGAAATTATTTTAGATCATATCAACGTTTATCGTAAAGTTAAGGGTAAAGTTCGTTGGAACGATATGACCTTAGAATTATACGATCCTGTAACTCCAAGTGGTGCTCAAGCTGTAATGGAATGGGCTCGTTTAGCACACGAATCAGTAACTGGCCGCGATGGTTACTCCGACTTCTACAAAAAGAGATTAACATTAGATATCTTAGGTCCAGTAGGTGATATAGTAGGAGAGTGGATTATCATGGGTGCTTATGTTAAAACAGCTACCTTTGGTGAATACGATTGGAGTGCTGATGCTGCTATTAACTTATCAGTTACAATCGCTATGGATTACTGTATATTGAACTTCTAATTCCCCTTCATATTTCTATCTTCAAAGCGCTTGTCGTCAGACAGGCGCTTTCTTTACATATTTATTTATGTAATTAGTAACGTATGCCTTTATTTCTATCACAATCATTTGGACAAACTGCCTTAGACCTAGAAAATCCAGGCCCTTATGGTGGTTTTAATACATTAGATACAATAACCGAATATCCTGCTACTAATACAGGAACTCCAACAAGTGATGCTAACCCAGGAGCTCCAACCAATTTTAACCAATCATATGTTCCTACTAACACATATGTAGAGGATATGAGAAATAATGGTAGCAGATTCTTTAGATATGGAAATAGCGATACTCCATATGATATATTTGATGCAACAAATCTAGATACAGAAAAACCAGGAGTAGATGGTGGTATTCCTTATGACCAAATAAAAGACCCAACTGTATATCCAGTAACAACACAAGCAGTAGATGCTACTACATCAGGGTTTAATGTTATATCAGGATCAGGAGCAAGTAAATATACTCAAAGATATAGTGCAGCTAGTCCTTACTTTCAATAGTTTTCTTGAAATATTATATATTTATATACACACAAATAAAATAAAATTAGTTTATGGCTGAATTAAAGTTACCGACAGAAATGGTTTCATTGCCTTCAAAAGGTTTATTGTACCCAAAAGAATCACCACTTTCAAAAGGTGAAATTGAAATGAAGTATATGACAGCTAAGGAAGAAGATATCCTTACTAACACTAACTTCATTCGCCAAGGTACCGTTATTGATAAATTATTACAATCATTGATTGTAACTCCAATCAATTATGATGATTTGTTAATCGGAGATAAAAATGCAATATTGATTGCAGCTCGTATCTTAGGATATGGTGCTGAATATTCATTTAAATATACTGATGAGCGCGGTAAAGAGATTGATGCTACTATTGATTTATCTACACTAAGTGAAAAATCATTAGATGAATCATTATTTACAGCCGGTGTAAATGAATTTACTTTTACTTTACCTAAAACAAACAACAATATAACGTTTAAGTTATTAACACACGGTGACGAGAAAAAAATTGAAGCTGAAATTAAAGGATTACAAAAAGTAAATCCAAACGGCTCGTTTGATGTTACTACCCGCTTAAAGTATATTATTACTTCTATCAATAATGATCGTGATCAGAAAAACATTCGTGATTTTATTGATAATTACTTACTTGCTGCAGAAGCTAGAGCATTACGTGAGTACTATAATAAAGTACAACCTGACATCAATCTAACATATGTTCCTGAAGATAGTAATTATGTTGGGGAGGGCATAAATGTTCCAATTTCTCTTAGCTTTTTTTGGCCTGACACCGGAGCATAGACCTAACATATTCAAACAAATTCATGAAATTGTATTTCATGGAAATGGTGGATACGATTGGGAAACCGTTTATCATATGCCTTTATGGTTACGTAGAACTACGTTTAATATAATGAAGGAATACTATGATAATGAAAATAAAGAAATAGAGAATCAAAACAATCTATTAAAAAACAAAACAGGTAACAAAAATATATCACGACCAAACATAGCCCCCGCTCCTAACTATATTGCAAAGGCGCCTAAAAAATAGGCGCTTTCAATATTTATACGATGTAATATCTAATTATGGCTGATCCACAACAACTACAACAGCAAGTTGAACAACTTAATGATGAGTTAAATAAAATTAACGACAGGATTGGGGATATTGGTGAAAATTTATCTAAAGGAGTAGTCAACCAACTAAGTAATTCTATTTCTAGAACCAGAACATTAGCAGATAATTTATCAAAATCTAGAGATTTATCTAAAGATCTTAAAGCAACACAAAGTGAATTAAATAAATCTATTGCTAAAAGTGAAGCATTAAGTTTATCAAAAAGAATATCTGAAGAAAAATTTAGATCAGCTACTGAAGCTTTTAATAATGCCCAATCAGCATCAGAAAAAATAGCAGCTGGTAGAAGATTAATTAAAGCTAGAGATGAATTAAAAAGCATCTCAATGCAATTGCAACTTAATGAAGCTATTGAAGATGAAATAAGAAAGTTAATCACTACAGCTGAACAAAGGAAAAGAGAAACTGATTTAGCTGAAAATCTTTTTCAAGCTTTAGAAAAAAATCTAGGTGTTACACGAGAACAGATTAAGGAAATGACAACCTTAGCTGGTTTATTTACATTAATCATAGATCGTGTTTTTGCAGCGGATAGACAAGCAACAGAATTAGCTAAGTCTTTAGGATTAAGTAAAGGAGCAGCAATGGATATAAGACAAGAATTTGTCGAATATTCCAGAGCAGCAGGAGACTCATTTGTTAATACAGATCGTTTACTTAAAGCACAACAAGGATTAACTGAGCAATTAGGTATTGCTGTTAAATTTAGCGGAGAAGAAACAGAACAATTTGCTCGCTTAACAGAAATAGTAGGTTTATCAAATGAAGAAGCAGGTAAATTAGCTGAATTTTCAGCAGCAACAGGAAAAAATACCAAAGATTATGTTGCTGATTTACGTAAAGGAGCATTCTCAGCAATGCAAGCTAATAGAATTCATATTAGCGATAAAGAATTACTTTCTACTATTGGTAAATTAAGTGCAGGTATACTTGTTAAATTCCAAAACAACCCTAAAGCGTTAGCTGAAGCAGTAATACAAGCTAAAAAATTAGGATTAAATCTAGAACAAGTAAATAAAATTGGAGATTCAATGTTAGAATGGGAATCTTCAATTGAAAATGAACTTGAAGCAGAATTAATTACTGGTAAAAAACTTAATTTTGAAAGAGCAAGAGCAGCAGCATTAACAGGAGATCAAGCTACATTAATGCAAGAAGTAGCTTCTCAAGCAGGTTCACTTGCTGAGTTTCAAAATATGAATGTTATAGCTCAAAGTTCATTAGCTAAAGCATTCGGAATGAGTAGAGAGGAAATGAGCGAAATGTTAATGAAACAAGAAGCAGTTAATAAGTATGGAGATAAAGCAGCTGAATTGAATGCAGAGCAGCTTAAAGACATGGAAAAGAGAAATATGACTGTAGACCAATATCTTAAAATGCAAGAAGAACAGAGATCTGCCCAAGAAAAATTTAATGATCTCATGACAAAATTACAACAAACAATTGCTGATTTGGTATCAGGTCCTCTTGGCACTTTCTTAAGTCTTATAATGTCTATTTTAGATAGTACTGTTGGTTTCTCTATGGTAATAG